GCCGCAGATATTGGCACAGCAAAAATGGCGATCTGCGCGTGGAGGATGGCGTGTCAAACATCCAAGCGTGGGTCAAAGTTCGTGATTACATGAAAGAACCCGAGAAGGTTCGGGTGGCGTCCGGTTGTTTAACACAGGTGTTCAAGGGACTATGAAAGTCGAAATGATCCGGTCAAGACTTTACAACGGCCAAACTCTTGAGCGCGGCCGTGTGGTTGAGGTCGATGATGGCTTTGGTCGATGGCTCATTGGGCGGCAGATGGCCGTGCAGTATGTTCGCCAAGACTTTTTAACCGAAGTATTCTCACCGGAAAAGAAACGTGGACGCCCGCCAAAGAGAGATTGAGAAGTACCGCGAGGTCTATAAGAAATACTCGCACTATGGCATGGCAGACGACCGGCTTTTTCCGGTGGTCTCTGTGCTGGATACGCTGTCGGGTTCTCTTCTCGATGTCAGTTGCGGGCGCGGCGAACTACTGACCGCAGCACGCAAGATGGGATTCGATGCGATGGGCACTGAAGCCGTGCCGGAGTTGTGCGGCGATGGTGTACACAACGCGGTCATCACTGCACTGCCGTTTAAGGATCAGTCATTTGATGTCGTCACGTGCATTGACGTGATCGAGCACGTTCTTGAGCCGGATATAATTTCCGGCTTGAAAGAACTCGAGCGCGTGTGCCGTGGAACGATAGTGATCGCTGCGGCGGATTATCCGACGTATTGGGACGGCGTGAATCTTCACCCGTCTGCGAGACCGTACCACGAGTGGGATCGACTGTTTAGGTCGGTGTTCTCTGGAGAGGTGTTGCGGATCGGGCCAACCGCAACTAGCGAAATGTGGGCGGTGAGATATGGCGGTTTATAGCAGTTCAGATACCAGAGCGTTCTTTTCGGACGCAGCGACCGACCTTATCTACCGCCGCGGCAAGACGCGGTTTAACGTGCGCGGCATTCTTGATTCGCCCTACCAGGCTGTCGCAGTATCTGAGCCGGAGTTCGCATCGGAGCGCATTGCACTTACGATCCCGAGCGCATCACTGCCGAAAGACTCGGCAGAGGGCGACAAGATCATCGACGGGCAAGACATTTACACGGTGCGCGAGATACAGCCGGATGGCACTGGCGTGACCGTGCTGGTACTTGAGGCCACTACAGACTTGAGCGCGCCCGCGTGACTTTCGAGAGCGACTTCGACAGACGCTCGATGTTTACCGCAGCCGACTGGGGCGTGGCGGCAATCTACAAGAACAAGGGCGCACGGTTTAGCATCGTCGGCATATTCGACAACGCTTACCAGATCGTCGATGTAGCAGAGGCAGGATTCAGCAGCAGCGTGCCGATCTTTACGATCCCCACGGCGGCGCTACCCTGCAAGCCTGCACTCGGCGATCTGCTTTTTATTGACTGTGATAAATACATCGTTCGCAACTTCAAAGCAGACGGCACTGGCGTAACGGTGCTCACGCTTGAGGTGACGACCGGGCTTGAGGCACCAGAAGAAAAAAATCTGCTGCTGCAAGACGGTACGAATATGCTGCAAGAGAACGGCGGCTTTATCCTACTTGAGACGGGCAATCCATAATGGCGCACGCACGCAAAACGATCAGAGATAGCATCGTCACGATTCTGACGAATGCGGCAGTAGCCGACACGGTGAGTAAGTCGCGTGTCTATCCGATCCCAGCCGATACGGTTTCGATGGCGCTGGTATACACCAACACCGAAACCGTCGCGCAGACGACGCTCACGTATCCCAGAAAGTTCGACCGAGAACTGACTGTCGTCATCGAGTGCGTGGCGCGGGATGCGGACTATTTGGACGACCGGCTCGACAGACTGTGCGAAAGCGTAGAGAACGCCATCGGTGCGGACAATACGCTCGGCGCAGTGGTGAAGGACTGCGTGTTAATCGACACGCAGATATCGCTCGACTTCAGCGGGGATGCCCCGATTGGGTCGGCACGGATGCAGTTTCGGGTTGTGTACCGCACGGCAGAAACCGACGCGGGCACTATTATTAGTTAGGAGGAGTTATGGCAAATCATCATGGGTCAGAGGGACTGGTCAAGATCGGCGCAAACACTGTGGCCGAGGTGACTGGGTTTTCTTTCACGGCGACGGCGGAATACGCAGAGGACACCACTCTCTCTGATACCGCAAAGACCTACAACACGACCGCTATTACGTCGTGGAACGGTAGCGTAACGGCTTTTTGGGATGAGACCGACACCAACGGCCAGTTGGCTTTTGTGACCGGCTCTAACATTACGCTCAATCTTTATTCCGAAGGCGCATCGACAGGCGATGCGTACTACTACGGCAGTGCGCTCGTTACCGAAATCACGCGAAATGTTCAGCGCGGCGCGATTACCGAGATCACTTTTAACTTCATCGGCAACGGTGCTTTGAGCACGGGAACCGCCTAACAGCGAGGGTTTATGAACTGGAAAGAGCAGGCAAAATCACAGTTTGCCGACCGGCGCACGCCGGAGACTCTGATTCCAATCGTGGTTCCAGAGTGGAACACCACGATTTACTATTGGCCCGATATGACCTTAGCCGAGCGGCGGGAAATCTTCCTGCTCGCAAAGCAACAAGGCGATGCCACGGTGCTCGATCTTGAGGCAATGGCGACGACGCTTATTGTCCGAGCGCGAGATGTCGAGGGGCGGCGGGTGTTCAGCAAGGCCGAGCGTATCGAACTGCTGAACAACTACGACCCCGAGGTGATCGCCAAGATCGTTTCTGCGATGAACGACACGCCGCAAAGCGTGGAGGATGCCGAAAAAAAATGATGGAGGACGGACAACTTAGGGCGGTCTATGCCCTTTCCCTCCGGTTGTCCGTCCTTCCAGAACAGATTTTCAGCATGACCGAGGCTGACTTTTATCACCTACTCGCCGCTTGCAAGATGGAAGCGGACGACCAGGAGCGAGCATGGCGCAAGCACAGGTAACAATCACCGCAGTTGATCGCACACAGGCGGCGATCAATTCGGCGATGCGAAGCATGAAGACGCTCGAGCGTACCGCGAAGGTGACGGCGAAGGCGGTAAACCTTGCGTTTGGGCTCTTGACTGGTTCAATCCTTGTTAGTGCATTCGGCAAGATTACCGAGGCTGCGAAGAAAACAGAGGAAGGGCAGCGCGCTCTTGATAATTTCAACAAGGCGTTAAAAGACCCGGCTCTGGTCGCTGCTGCAAATTCATTTACCACGACGCTGATAAATGGATTTACAGAGGTGATAAAGTTTGCGGCAGACGCAGCACGCGCGGTCACTAAAGTTGGCCGCGATTTAGGCGTGCTTGCCCAGCCGGTAGACCCTTCGCAACTTGGTAAGGGCGAAGGCGGACGACGTGGGCGTTATAAGTCAACTGCAATAGAAAAAGAAAGAATGGAGGCTTATTCTGCCGTTCTTAGTGGCCGACTTGAACTTGAGAAAAAGTTAGCAGAGCAAGAAGAAAAAAGATTAGAAAAAATAAAAAAAGCCGCAGCAGAACTTAATCGTCTAAACGAAATGACGATGACCTCTACTGAAAAAACACTTGCTGGTTTTGTAGAGTTTGAACAAGCGATTGATAAATTATTACGATCTGGGCGTATTAGCCAAGAAGTCGCAACTGCTCGCATGATGGAGCAGATAGACGAAATTTTGCCTGGAGTAGAAGTCACAGGAAAGCGCGAAATCATACCGGGCGCGCAAGAAAAACTAACGCAACTTACAGTATTCGCCGAAGAAGCCGCACGCCAGATGCAGCAATCCTTCGCTGCTTTCTTGTTTGATCCGTTCCAAGACGGACTGCGCGGGATGCTTCGAGGCTTTGTCGATATGATTCGGCAGATGCTCGCGCAGATCATATCGCAGCAACTTCTGGTCGCCTTCTTTAGTATGTTTACGGGCGGGACTGGATTTCTTGCTAACTTCTCAAAGGCTGCAATTAGTTCGATTCAAGGTCGCGCGTCCGGTGGTTCAGTATCCGCTGGCCGTCCGTACATCGTCGGCGAGCGTGGCCCAGAATTATTCGTGCCCGGCTCATCGGGTGGCATCGTGCCGAATGGCGCAATGATGGGCGGAATGACAGTCGCTCCGGTGTACAATATTGACGCACGAGGCGCGACGGCCGATCTGCAATCGGCACTGCCGGGCATCCTGCAAGAGAACAACCGCCGCATCTTTGAAGAACTCGACCGGCGCTATGGGGTGGGACGATGACCGACTACGTATTGCCTCCAGATCTGGTCGCCTCGGATGTCGAATGGTCGCTGATCGACAACACGGCGGTATTTTCCTCGGCCCTCTCCGGCTCCACGCGGACGTACTCCCGTCCAGGCAATCGGTGGTCGTGTCGGCTGATCTTCCGCGCGCCATCTGCCGCCAAGCGTCGGCGGCTGCTGTCCCTCATTGCCGCGCTGCGCGGTCGGGCCAACCGGCTACACCTCGCCGACCCGGCTGGCGCGTTTGCGGGATCATTCAGCAACGCCGAATTGCTGACCAACAATGCCGCCGTGACCAGCACGACCGGGTGGGCCTCGAGCGATGCCGAGTTGGCGTTGTCTGCCGACTCGCATTTCGGGCTGCGGCTTACCCGCACGGGCGTGGCCGCTGACCGCTATGCCTACCAGTCAGCCCTCACTACCGTAACCTCCGCCCCGTATGCAGTGCGCTTCGTGCTCGGCGCTGGCAAGGGCAACGTGCGCGCGGCGGCTATGGCGGGCACGTCGCAGGGCGCATCTGGGCTGCTCTCTGGCACCACGCGCACCGATGCGGGCAAGTACGTCGAAACCTTCACAGCGTCCGGCACGTCGTCTCACGTTTCGTTTTACGACTACATTTCGGGGCGCGCGGCCAACGACTTCCAGTTTCTGACCTACGCATCGGTCGCTCGCTGCGGGTTAGTCAACGGGGCTAGTCAAGTCGGAGGTGCTCTGAACATCGACGGCCTGCCGACCTCTACCAACGGGCTGGCGCTGGCGGGCGATTGGGTTGAGATCAACGGCGAACTGAAGCGGCTGACGGCCGACCTTAACTCGAACGGATCGGGGCAGGGCTATCTCATGTTCGAGCCAACGCTGCGAACCTCACCGGCTGACAATACTCCGGTGATTTTCCGCAACCCGATGGGGCGGTTTATGCTTGCCGAAGATCGGGTGTCGTGGGCGACTCGCCCAGGCATTATCAGCGATGTTGAGATGTCACTGATCGAGGACATTGCGTGAGCAGAATAGTCAGCGGCGACAATGCCGCAGAGGCCGATAAGCCATCGGTCTACATGGTGGTGCTCGCCGAGTTGGACTTTTCTTCTGGCGTTGTTCGCGTCCATGACGGCGTTGGTGAGTTGACCTTTGCCGGGCTGCTCCGCATGGAAGACGGCGACAATCTGCAAACAGAAGTACCCGAGAACATCTCCCTTGAGGCCGCAGCCGAAACCTTCTACGGCGTGGGCAAGTTTGGCGGCATCGACATCGTAGACGAAAGCATCGAGGTTATCGCTAGATCAATAACCTTGACGCTTTCCGGCGTCGATTCGTCTTTAGTTTCAACGACCATGACAGAGAACTATCAGAATCGCTCGGTGGTTATTTATCTCGGCTTTCTCAACCAAGCCGACGGGACATTCATCGACACGCCAGAAGTTGTCTGGGAAGGTCGCATGAATCAAATGTCCTTGAATCTTGCAAAGGGCGTTGCAGATATCAAACTCACTTGCGAATACAGACTGCGCCGCGAGCCTCGCATCGGAAGATTCACCGACGAGGATCAGAAGATATTTTTCCCGAACGATCAATTTTTCGATCTTGTCTATGCGATTCCCGGCTTCATTTCTCAATGGGGAAATCGTGATGCCTCCTATGGCGGTGGACTGCCTGGCACTGACGGAAGCGGACGCGGCACTGGCGGACAACCGGCGAAAAAATGAAGCGCGCAGACTGGGTTGAAAAAATGTGGGAAACCATCGAGGCGCACGAGGGCCGCGCGTTTGCGTGGGGCGTGGATGACTGCTGTCTGTTTGCCGCGCGTGTTTACGATGCGATGCACGACACGCACCACGCCGAAGCACTGGCCGCGCGCTATCACGACGAGGCCAGCGCGCTTGCGTACATCGAGGCGCAGGGCGGCATCGGCCCAGCGGTCTGCGAGTATCTCGGCGAGATGCGGCGCAATCGGCCAATGCGCGGCGATGTCGTGCTGATAGAGAACGCAGGGCGTGAGATGCTTGGCATCTGCACAGGACGCGCGGTTGCGGCGCTTGGCTTGAATGGCCCGGTGACATTACCGAAGGCTTCAGTGATGGGGGTCTGGTAATGCCTCAAGCAATATTCGTTGTCGCTGGACAGATTGCAGGCGCAGTCGCTTATGCAACCGGATCGGCCATAGCGGGATACGTTACTGGGTCTTTTTTTGCGGTCGCCAGTATTGGCGGCAGTATGTACGCGCTCAAAAAGGTAACGCAGTCTTTAATCAAACTTCCTAGAATTCCAAAGCCGCAAAATGATGTTGAGTATTCGGGCAACATCGAGCCTCGCAGAATCATATACGGCGAGATGCTTGTCTCTGGAATGAACGTGATTCCGCCGCTGACCTCTGGCACGAATAACGAATACTTGCATCAAGTCTTGGCGCTGTCCGGTCACGAACTCAACAGCATCGGCCAAATCTATTTCAATCGCACGGCCATCGGCACCATCACGGCTATTACCGGATCGGATGACGACGGCAAGGTGACAAGCGGCGCGTGGAGCAATAAAGCATGGGTGCGTGCATATCGTGGCACCAATGAGCAGACGGCCGACTACAAACTGAATACAGCATTTACCGAGTGGACTTCGGGCCACCGTGGACGCGAGGTTGGCTATCTTGCGCTGACGTACCAGTTCGATGAGACGGTGTACAAGACGGGCAAGCCGGAGGTGACTGCGCTCGTGCAGGGTAAGCGAGTCTATGACCCGCGCCTAGACTCCACGCAGCCGGGCGGCGTTGGCTCGCAGCGGCTCGATGACCCGTCCACGTTTACCTACTCATCGAATCCTGCCCTCTGCCTTGCTGACTATCTGATTTCCACACGGCTCGGACTTGGCGAGGATACCGACCGCATCGACTGGGTGCTGGTCGCTGACGCTGCGGATATCTGCGATGAACTCGTGAACATACCCGGCCCGGCTACACAGAAACGGTATACGTGCAACGTCATACTGAGCGCAACGGATCGCTTTGAGGACAACATTAGCAAACTCGCCGACGCAATGTCGGGCGTGTGCTACTACTCGGGCGGGCTGTGGCGTATGTTCGCGGGCGCATGGCAGTCGCCATCCTTTACGCTCGATGAGTCGGACTTGGTGGACAACGGACTGAGTGTGACGACAGCGTTTGCGTACAACGAGCGGTATAACTCCGTGCGTGGGAAGTTCATCAACGCTAGCAAGAATTGGCAAGAGATGGAATTCCAGCCGGTCATCAATACGTCATACGTGACCGCCGATGGCGAGCAGGCGTGGCTGGATGTTGACTTCGCAGCCTGCACCAACGAGTACGAGGCGCAGCGTCACGCAATCCTGTTATCGCGCCGCAGCCGCAATGGCACGGTGGCGACGATTCGCGCGGGAATGTCGGCCTACAAGATCCGACCGTTCGATGTCGGACAAGTCACGATTGCGGAGTTAGGTTGGACTAACAAATATGTTCGCTGCGAGTCGTGGCAGTTCAACCCGGCTGGATTCGTCGAGTTGGTCGTGCGCGAGGAGGACTCGAGCGATTGGAGCGATCCTGTCGTGGGCGATTACGAAACCCCGACATCGGTTAGCACTCCGGTGCCATCGACCTATATCCCTGCTCCGCCGACTGGGCTTACCGCCAAGAACCTAGCAAGCGGTTTCAATCTTTCGTGGACGGCACCGGCTGTACTTCCGACCGGCTCGGTTTATGAAGTCTACGAGCACACCTCGGTGACGCCATTCTCATCGGCCGTCCGCATCTGGTCTGGCGTGGCAACGTCGGTATTCATTCCGAAGAACGACACGACGACCCGGTATTACTGGGTGCGCGTGCGGACGGATGCGGGCAACACCTCGACCACAGAGCCAGCCACCAATGGCGTGGCCGCTGCGGCCGATTCTATTCCCGACTCGCTCACTGC